AACGAGCTTGATATTCTGTCTGACCGCATTGACGGGCTGGTAAAGGCTTTGCGTGTGCGCGGTGTGTACGACGCTTCGCAGCCTGCATTGCAGCGACTGATGACCGAGGGCGAGAACAACGCTTTGCTGCCGGTCGATACTTGGATGGCGTTTGGTGAGAAGGGCGGCTTGAAGGGCGCGATTGATTTCTTGCCCATTGACATGATTGCCGCGACGCTGATTCAATGCTACCAAGCACGGACGGAAATCAAGAATCAAATCTACGAAATAACAGGGCTTTCGGACATTATCCGAGGATCGTCGTTTGCGTCTGAAACGGCTACCGCGCAACAGATTAAGGGGCAATATGCCTCGATTCGGTTGCGTGCCATGCAAGAGGATGTGGCGCTGTTTGCGACGGGCTTGCTTCGTCTGAAGGCGCAGGTTATTTGCACCAAATTCACGCCCGAGACAATTCTTATGTACGCCGCCGCCAATCAGATGCAGCCTGATGACCAGCAATTGATTCCTCAAGCCCTTGCGCTGCTGAAAGACAAGCCCCTGCGGAACTTCCGCATTGATGTGGCAGCGGATTCGCTGGTACAGTTGGACGAGCAAAAAATGAAACAAGAACGCGGCGAATTCTTGCAAGCGTTTGGTTCATTCTTGCGAGAAGCCTTGCCGTTAGGTCAGCAAGCGCCGGAAATGATCCCCATGATTGGCGAGCTGCTCAAGTTTGGAGTCGGTGCATTTAAGGGTGCAAGGCAGATTGAGGGCGCTATTGATCAGTCAATCAACAAACTGGTTAACAAGCCCCCGGTCGAGCCGCAGCCTGACCCTGAGATGCTCAAGATGCAAGCAGAACAGCAAATGGCGCAAGGCAAGATGCAAGCAGACGGGCAACTTGAACAGGCCAAGATGCAAGCACAGATGCAGATTGAGCAAGCAAAGTTGCAAGCGCAGATGCAAATGGATCAAGCAAAGTTGCAGCTTGAACAGGCTAAGACGCAGCGCGAAGTTGAAGTCGAGCAGATGCGGGCGCAGATGGACGCGCAGAAACTGGAGTTTGACCGTCAAAAAGCAGAAATGGAAGAACAGTACAACCGTTGGAAAACCGAGCTTGACGCAGCAACAAAAGTTACCGTTGCGCGGATCGGTGCTAACCCTGGCGTGGATATTCCGCTCGTTGAGGCTGCAAACGCGTCTGCTGAGCGCATGACTGCCGAACTAGGCAATGGCGTGCAGATGGCGCTGCAAAACGTCGAGCGGCTACAGCAGGACATGGCGATGCTGCACGATCAGACTGCGGGCAAGATCGACAACTTAATGAATGTCATGGCTGCGCCGAAACGCATTATCCGTGGGCCGGACGGCAAAGCTGTCGGGGTTGAAATAGTTACATGAACGGGGGATGGGACACCGGCACATGGGATGAGGCAACGTGGGATTACGTTCCCACGCTGATTGACCTTGATACCCATGACGGCGACAAACTGAAAGACCGCTTTGCAAGGGAAAAAGCGGTTCGGGAGGAGCGTCGCCGGGAAGTCCTTGCTTTGTATGAAAGAATTGTTGAGGGCAAGGAAGATATCCCCGAAGTTGTCGAGCCGCTCAACTACGTAACCAAACAACAGATTTTGACAAGTAATCTTAATTTTGATAAATTAATTGCTGATCTTAAGAATGCTGAACAGATATGGCATCAGCACGTTGAAAACGATGACGAGGAAATTCTGCTACTTCTATGAGAAAACGTTGGATTTATGTAGACGGTGAGGCAATAGAAGTTGGTGAGTATCAACCGACTGCTGTGCATCACATCATGCCCGACATTGCGCCATATCAGTCGATGATTGACGGGTCGATGATTACGAGCCGCAGTCGTCACCGAGAACACCTGCAAGCGCACGGCTGTATTGAAGTTGGAAACGAGATTATGGAAACAAAAGTTGCTCCGGTCAAGGATAACCGCAGGGAAGTCTTGAGGCAGCAACTGGCAAATGTTACGCACGCAGAAGCAAACAGTATTTTGAACAAGCTGCGCGACGACGCACGATTTACCCGCAACCCCCACAGGGAGAGATAAATGTCCGATCTGAACGCAATTGCACCCGTAGAAGATACCCGCAGAGAAAAGCTGCTGGAACAGTTTGACCAAGTTGAAAGCGCACCCGCAGGCGAGACTGCCCGCGAAGATGTACCCCGCGACGATCAAGGTAAGTTTGCGGCGAAAGAACCCGAACAGACAATGATGCAGCAGGCAGAACAGCCTGTTGAAGAACCGGTGTGGAAGCGCCCACCGGCTTCGTGGAAGAAGGATTATCACGACGCATGGCAATCTGCCGATGACCGGCTGAAGGAATACGCCTGGCAGCGCGAAGAACAGATGAAAGCAGGGGTTCAGCCCCTGCTGGAAAAAGCTAAGTTTGCAGATCAGTACCAAGAGGTTATGAACCCTTACATGGACACGATCCGTGGACTGGGGATTGATGGGCCAAAAGCCGTCAAAGCGTTGATGGAAGCAGATCACGCATTAAGGTATAGCGACCCGCAGCAAAAGCAACAACTTTTTCTACGGTTAGCTCAGCAATACGGTGTGAATTTTGGAGATGGTAGTCAACTGCAACAACAGGCGACTGTCGATCCAAGCATCTCAGCATTGCAGCAAGAACTCAATCGGGTTCGTGGTGAGGTGATGAGTTGGAAGGAAGAGCAAGAGCAGGTGCAGAATCAGTCATTGCTAGGCGAGATCAACAATTTTGCTATGCGAGCTGAACATTTCGAGGAAGCGCGACCAACAATGATTTCGCTGCTGCAAAGCGGTGTAGCGGCTACATTAGAGGAAGCGTATGAAAAAGCAATACGCCTAGACGACAACCTTTATCAGCAAGTTCAGCAGAGCCGACAAGCCCAAGCTGAGACTCAGCAAAAGGTAGCAGCGAATAATGCTGCTAAGAAAGCTAGAGCGGCAGCGGTTAGTGTCAGAAGCGCCGCACCCGGTGCGACAACGGCTACCAAAGCGCAAGATCGACGATCCATGCTTGCCGAACAATTCGACAACGTAGCGGATCGACTCTAAAAACTGATAGGAGAATATAATGGCTTTCGCCAATAGTTCTATCAGCGATATCATTGCGACCAACATCCAAAGTCGTACTGGTGAACTCGCTGACAACGTAACAAACAACAACGCCCTGCTGCGCCGACTGAAAGAACGCGGGAATGTGCGTACATTTTCGGGCGGAAACGTGATCCTCCAAGAGATCATGTACAACGACAGCGCCACCAACAACACCAACAGCTATAGCGGCTATGAAGTGTTGAACGTGTCCCAAAACAGCCCGATCTCTGCGGCGCAGTTCTCTATCACTCAGTACGCTTCGGCAGTTTCGATCAGCGGCCTCGAGATGATTCAAAATTCGGGCAAGGAAGCTATAATTGATTTGCTCGACGGTCGTATGGCTGTTGCCGAGGCTCAGATCGCCAACCGTATCAGCGGCGACCTGTACCTTGACGGTACTGGTAACGCTGGTAAGAACCTGACCGGCTTGGGCGCTGCTGTGCCTGATAGCCCGAGTTCGGGTACTTACGGCGGTATTGATCGTGCGACCTGGACGTTTTGGCGCTCGGTTGCCTATTCCGGCGTAACCAACGGCGGCGCGGCTGTGACTGCAAGCAACATTCAGCAGTACATGGACAGCGTGGCAGTTCAGTTGATTCGGGGCACGGACAAGCCTGATCTGATCGTGGCTGACAACAACTACTATCGTCTTTACCTGCAATCGCTCCAGTCGATTCAGCGCATTACCGATAGCGGTTCGTCGATGGCTGGTGCTGGCTTTGCCTCGCTGAAATACTTTGGCGCAGGTATGGCTTCGGACGTGGTGCTGGACGGTGGTATCGGTTCTTCCGCTACCGCTAACCATATGTTCTTCTTGAACACTAAGTACCTGATGTTCCGTCCGCACGCTGACCGGAACTTTGTTCCGATTGGTGGCGAGCGCCAGGCTGTGAACCAAGACGCTAAACCTACTTTGCACTAATGGCGTCTCTAAACCTTCTCTGATTGACTTGGAAGCCCGGAAGCGGGCGACAGGGCGCAAGCGAAAGCAGCGTGAACGACTAAGTGAGAGGGCCGCGAAAGCGGATGCGATAGTCTGAACCGAGCCATAACAAAGGAAAGCTCGGAGGGAAGTCCGAAGCGGCATCCCCGCCCGAAAGGGTCAGTAAGCCGAAAGGCTGAAAGTAACAGAATGATTGTTAAGCTTATTGGTTGGGCAGGTAATTTGACGAGCAGCGGCCCGCAGTTCTGCGGCGTGCTGATCGCTTAAGGAGAAACGAAAATGCCAACTTTCAGCGTAAGTAACCAAGCAGGTATTACCCTGACCAACGTGGATGCAACTTCGCAATTCACGACCGGTACTGTGGTCAATACCTCCGATGGTGGACAAGCTGTCTATGTCCAGGCTCTGTCTGAAATCAGCACCTATGCGGCTGTCGCAATTTATGACACCCAAAAGGCGCAGATGATGACCACGACGCTCGCAGCGACTTGCAAGCGGATTGGTTTCGCTCAGACTTCCATCGCTTCGGGCTATTACGGTTGGGTGCAAATGGGCGGCAAGGTGTTGGTTAACCTGGCTGCTAATGCTGCCCCTAACGTCCCGCTCTACACCACCGCAACTTCCGGCGTGCTGGATGATGCTGTGGTTTCGGGTGGCGCGGTGTTTGGCCTTGT